TCCAGTTTGTTACTGATGAAACCTACCTCGCAAAAAGAATCGGCGTAGGCGTCTATCAAACAGAAACCATTCCGATATACGAAGGCCAGATGCTATCTAGCTTCCAGAGAGAAGGGTTTATCGTAGACCAAAACGGCGTCCTTCGAGTAGCCCTATCTAACGAGAATGTAGATACAGATTCTTTATTAGTATTTGTTGATGCAGAAGAAACCGACGACCAGAATATATTTACGTATGCAAAAGACATCTACGGTGTTGGGCCTACAGATAAAGTGTTCTTTGTCGAACCGTATTTCGATGACAAATATTCTATTTACTTTGGAAATAATAAATTCGGTGAACAGCCAGAAGAATATGAAGATGTTCGAGTCCGATATAGAATTACTAGTGGAGCCGAAGGTAACAAAATTAGTGCCTTCACTGCTAATTTTATCGAGAATGCATCCATCTCTGTCGAAACAGTCCTAGCATCGACCGGCGGCGCTGAACGGGAATCATTGGAATCGATTCGATATAATGCTCCCAAATCAATTCAGATTCAAGAAAGAGCAATCACGACTAAAGATTATGAAATCCTCTTAAAGCAAAGGTTTCCAGAAATTACTTCTGTATCAGTTTATGGAGGCAATGAATTGGATCCACCTCAATTCGGCAAAGTCGCCATATCGGTTTATTTGCGTGATGACACTTCTATCATTTCCCAAACATTGGCAAGTTCTTATATTCAATACTTAGAAGATAGAAGTCCTTTGGGAATCGAACCAATCTTTGTGCAGACAGAATTTGTATATGCCGATTTAGTATGTAACATTTCATACACCGGCAAACAAACAACCAAAACTGCTAGTGAATTGGAATCTCTTGTTCGTGCTAAAATTCAGACATACTCAGATGATACATTAGAAGATTTTGATAAGACCCTTCGTGTGTCTAAATTATCATCCAACATCGATAGTGTCGATACATCCATTCAGAGTACTAGTCTCGATATCAAACCCATTATTGAATATGCTCCTGCTTTGAATGCAAAAGGTAATCCAACATTTCAATTCAATACAGAATTAATCCGGCCGTATCCTTATAAAGACGAGACCGGTTTCGGTAATTACAAACCTGCGATTAAGAGCAGTCCTTATGATTTAGATGATCTTTGTGTGTTCATTCAAGATGACGGACTAGGAAACATTCAGATCGTAACGCAAGACGAAACAAACCCTAAAGTTATTAAGCCTATTGCAGGATCTGTAGACTATGCCACTGGTGAAGTAAAACTGGTTAACTTCGTCGTTCAAAGATTCGATGGTGCTGGTATTAAAATATCAGCCAATACAAAAGATCAAGATGTGAAATCTCCTAAGGGTAGGGTGTTCATCATTCGTGATACGGATGTTAAGGTTAATATGAATCTGTTAGAATCGAAAGATGCTACAATCAATACATCTAAAAACTACACCTAATTGGATAAGAAATAATGCCAACTGCCGGAATAGTCGATAAAACACTAAGTATCTTTATTGAACAGCAATTCCCTGCTGTATATAAGGAATCTGGTGCAGAATTAGTTGCTCTGACTAAAGAGTATTATAAGTGGATGGAAACTGCTGAAAATCAGTCTATCTACAACGCTAGACGAATGTTTGAATATAGAGATATATCAACAACTTTAGATTCAATGTTGATATACTTTAAGAACAAATACATGGCAGACTTGCCTCTAGATGAAGCCGTCGTTAGAGTGTTGGTCAGAAATATACTTGATCTCTACCAAAGAAAAGGTTCTGCTCAAGGCATCACATTATTTTTTAGGATGTTCTACAACGAAGACGTAGAAATAAGTTATCCTGCCGCAAGGATGCTTAAAGTATCTGATTCTAACTGGAAGACGGGTAACTACTTACAGCTATTCCCAAATAAAAATTTGTTTACTTCGGGAACAGGTGTAGAATATTCCTATAAAGATCTGCTGTCGAGAAACATCACAGGATCCTTTTCTGGGGCCAAAGCGGCTGTTGATAAAATCAACACGATTAGATTGAATGGAATTTTAACTCCGATCATTTATATCGACAAAGTTAAAGGTGCATTTAAAAAGAATGATCAAATAATAACAAATATTGGTGGAGAAGAAGTTGGGTTTGGGTATGTTGACGGTTCATTAAGTGAATTGGATGTCGATGAATCATTTCCCGGCACTGTAGGCAACGAAATTGGTGATCTGCTGACAATTCGGTCAGATGTTGGTGTCGGCGGCCAGGCAATTGTCACTGGAATATCAGAGGACTTTGACGGCCAAGTAAATTATCAATTAACAGACGGCGGATGGGGATACTCACTTCAGAACACTAGACTATTAGTGTCTCAACAGCTCATCTTGTTCAATGTGCCAGACTTTGTTGCCACCACCGCTAGTGGGGTGCCTTTTGTTACATACGAGCGAATTACAGACACACAGGGTGTGTCGGGTGTTATTGTAGGACAAACTGATTCTTATATAGCAGTCTATATTGATAGCAATCCGGCTGACGCATTTGCTCTTGGTAACACTATCTCCACTTCAGATAGAGCTAATAATATCAGTTTGTCTCCGGCATCAATTACTGTTAAAAATTCAACATCGCCCGGACCTTTATTTCCAGATACTGCCGGCGCAGCAGATGTCAAAGTCTCTTCTTTATTAAACACAGAAACTGTGAATCTAATCGGTGATATTATTAGTCCTTATGCAAGTGTTGCACTGAATTCTACTGATTATGGATTAACAACTCCAATGAGCGGTACTGCCAGTCCGGTTACTATCAACACTGTATTGACCGATGCTTTTGATACACCACCACTTACTATAGGAACAATTGCTGATTTTCAATTCTTGAATCCGGGCACTGGCTACACTAACGATGTCATGTCATCTATTCAAGATTCAGTATTTGCAAAATTTGAAAAGCGCGACCAAAACATTATTTTCGAGACACCGACTGACGCGTTTGATTTTAGTGTCGGCGCAATATTGACAGAAGAAACTACCAACAGGACAGGTATCATCAGGTCCATCAATAATGGCTATCTGACAATAACACCATATACATATTACGGGTTTGATAGTGCCACAAACAACGTATTACGGGGTGGTGCCTCTGGTATTCTATACAATACTGTCATATCCGAAACAAGCCCAGATAGTCCACGTCTTGGTGAGAACGCTACAATAACTTCTCTCGTATCATTTGAGATAGGTGAGATTGAAACAGCCGCTGTTTTTTCTTCGGGATTTGGATATCCAGATGGCACAAGAGCTGAACTAATAAATTCTGACGGCATTGTTGCGGCCGAAGTGGTCATTTCGTCAGATACTCAAGGAACCAATTCTGGCTACTGGTCATCACAAAGTTCGCATATTAACGGTTTCACTAAAACTGTCGCCGAAGATGGAGTCGATGAGTATTATGATTCAAAAATGCGAGTACAAGATAGTGATTATTTCCAAGAATATTCGTATGAACTCAAATCAATGGTCGACCCAAAAGCCTACACTCCGGCTTTGCTTCAGAATGTTCATCTTGCAGGCACGAAAGTATTTAATCAGTTTCTTTTTAAAGCCAAAGCGGGCACTATTAATGGCGCTAGCTTTATCAGATTCTTTAATGATGACGGTAATGGATCTGTTCTTGATCAGCAAGACATCAATGAGATCACAAGCGACATTTTAAACTTTACAGTAGATTCGGATGTATTAACAGCAGATAACTTTGCTCTATAATATAATAAATACTACATAAAACTTTTTCGGGGAAAAAAATGGGTAAGCAAACTGTCAATATAGGATCAACTGCCAATGACGGCACGGGTGATCCTATACGAACGGCTATGGTCAGGATCAATGGTAACTTCACCGAGGTATATAATGCTTTAGGTGGAAATACTGTTACTGGTTTAGTCAACGCTCAGAATGAAATAGAATTGCTCTCAACGGCAAACAAAATTTCCTTTCTCTATAGTCTTGAATCTGAGGTGCTCGCGCTAGATCCTGCTACTCATCATGGGTCTATTGCTCATGCTCACGACACCGGTGCATTGTATTATGCTCATGGAGAATGGCGCAAGTTATTATCTGATACCTCTGCCGGCGCTATTACTAGTTACACAGATCCATTACAGCCTTTCTCCTATACTGCCAATATAACAAATCTCCAAGTAGACGGATATGTCTTATCGACAAATGCAAATGGAACTTATACTTGGGTTTCTAATGCAGGCGGAGGTGGTGGTAGTGTAGCATCGCTTGAAGATCTCGATAATGTTACAATTAGTAATCCCTCAAATGATCAAGTGCTTAAATTCAATGGTAGTGCTTGGGTCAATGGAACAGATGCTAGTGGTTCTGGTGCACTTACTATATCAGATGAAGGTAGCTCATTAACCACTAGTTCGGCTTCAATTAATTTTGTTGGTTCTGGTGTTACTGCAACGACATCCGGTGATGATGTCACTGTTACAATTTCTGGCGGCGGTGGTGGGACTTTTGCTGACCTCACAGAAGTAAATGCCGCTACTTTAGATGTTGATGATATTGCTCTTCAGGCCACGACAAACCTTGTGGTCACTGGTCCTGATTCGACAAAATATTTATTCGATCAATACCCAGGCAACAACCCGACAATATATGCGACAAGAGGATCGACGATTGCTTTCAATCTCGATGGTGTCACTGGATCACACCCATTTCGTATCTTAACTATTGGTGGTGGTTCACAGTATGACACTGGACTTGTCCACTTCGCACAGGATGGAACAAAAACAACCGGTTCGGCCGCTCAAGATAAGACCTCTGGCACATTGTATTGGAAGATTCCAGGCAATGCTACTGCTGGTACTTATGAATATGTCTGTACTGTCCATGCTGCCATGAACGGCAATATTGTAGTTCAAGATCCTGCTGCTGGCGGGGGTGGGGGTGCTTTACAGGCTCGAGGTTCTCTCAATGGAGCTACTAGTGGTTCACATGCTGATAATACTGATGAAGATCTTAACATAACCGGTTATAAAGGTTATTCACTTCTTAAAATTCAAACTGACAGAGCAGCATGGGTAAGAATGTACATTACAGATGCGGCAAGAACAGCTGATGCTGCACGTGTTGAAACAACAGACCCAAGTCCAACTGCAGGTGTTATCGCAGAAGTAATTACTACCGGTGCAGAAACTGTTAACTTTACGCCAGGAGTGCTTGGTTGGAACGGTGATGGAACACCTGCTACTACAATGTATCTTGCAGTGAAAAACAAATCAGGCGGTACTAGTGCCGTTGATGTGACAATCACCGCAATCCAACTCGAGGCATAAGATGGCTCTTCAAGAATATATTGTTACGCTACACAATCGAGAAGATCTCGATGCTTTCTATGATGATATGGAAACGCCAGGTGGCGATCTTTATATTCCAGATCGATCAATTGGACTTCAACTGAGAAGGTCGATCAGTCGTAACACTCATTATATGCTCTATGATGAGGAAGTAGCAGATCTCCGAGAAGATGAAAGAGTTCGAGGTGTCGTTTTAGCATCAGATATTGCAGCGTTGACTCAGCAGGATAATGGTTGGTCAGGCGCCGGAGATTACGAACGGTCCAGTACGATCGCTACGAACGATTTGCAATGGGGTATATACAGACACATAGTTAGAGATAATCCATTGGCTGGTGAATGGGGTCGTGATGGCACGACAACCGCGACCGCAGATTTTACAGTCACTTCCTCTGGTAAAAATGTAGATGTTTTAGTCTTTGATGGTTTTTGCGAAAAAGACCACCCCGAACTCGCGGTAAACCCAGATGGAACGGGTGGCAGTCGAGTCAATCAATTCAATTGGTTTTCCCTCACAAATCAATTGGGATTTGGTACTAACGGAACATATGATTATAGCCATAGGGTCGGCGACGAAAGTGGCAGTAATCACGGCACCAGTGTAGGATCTGTGATGGCTGGAAATAGACTCGGGTGGGCAAGAGATGCTAACATCTTCAATCTTCGATCATACACTGGGCTGGCGCCAAATTACAATGCAGATGGTGGGTTTAGATTAACTCACGCTAATTCATGGGATTATATTAGGGAATGGCATGCCACAAAAGCAGTTAATGCCGAAACAGGGAGAAGAAATCCTTTAGTGGTGAACTGTAGTTTTGGGCCTCGCGCGCTCAAAGCTGATTACGTCGGTTCCGGTCTCGACATTGAGGCCATGTCTTATAGAAACAGCGGTACTCCTAACTTCAATCCTGGCAGAGTTTTAACTAACAATGAACTTACTGCACGAGGTGTAGCAGTATATGCGACAACCGGCAATTGGTATGTCCAAATGAATATGGATGAAAGTGAGACCGATTCAGAGTACGTTGCGTTTCAATCAGATGTCGAAGACGCACAGGCAGATGGCATCATCGTGGTCTGCTCGACTGGCAATGAGTTTATGCTTATGGTAAAGCCCGAAAATGTAGACCATGATAATATTGCATTTATTGGCCAAAGTGGTTCTCTTGTTGGTGGTATATATAGCAATCAGCCGGGCCCGAGCGCCAACGGTCAAGTAGTTCCAGAAACTATCTCCGTAGGTAATATGTCGTTTGAGAAAAATGACAGAAAAAGATTAGATAGTAATTCTGGTGATCGCATTGATATTTTTGCGGCTGGGACTGGAGTTCAAGCTGCTGTCAGAACCGGCGGCCCCGCCACAGATCCGCGTAATGGAAGTTTTCAAATCAACCTAACATATGGCACTAGCTTTTCTGCACCTAATGTTGCGGGAGTCATCGCTCTTCTCTTAGAAAGCAATCCTAATATTACTCAAACAGAAGTTAAACAATGGCTAATAGACAACGCGTCTACTGACAAAATGTTCGATAGTGGTACTGTAGATATGTCTGATTACCTGAGTATTCATGGCGCACCAAATCGAATACTATATTGGAAAAATCAAAGACCAGAAGCAGGAACGACATTTCCAAAAGTTAATGCAAAAACTAGACCAACATCTGGTCGTACATACCCTCGGCCGAGAATCAGAGCGAAAGGCTAGATTCAGAGAATAAATAGATTAAAACAATAGTGGATATCAAATGGCAGAAGTATTAACAACAAAATTTAAGACGGATATTACCCGTTTCATGTACAATGACGTCACGTCCAGCGACATGTATGTTTTTGTTTCTGGCATTAGCTTGGGTAGTATTGTTCCTGTTAACTCACTCAAATCAGAAAATGATTTTCTTTCGAAAGCATTGTTCGGCAAGAAAATAGCATCCACTGACATTAAATATATGATAAAATATGTGCCGTGGAACTCTGGTGACACATATGTCCAATTCGATGACGTAGTAGATTTAGAAGATGAAAGATTCTATGCTATAGTCGGCCCGACTCAGAATGATACTGGTGACTATCGCGTCTATAAGTGTCTACGTAATAACTACGGTGGCAAAGTAATATCCCCACCAAATTATGACGGTTCGGTGCAGGGACAGATCTATAGGACTGCTGACGGTTATGTGTGGATATACATGTATTCAATCAGCCTTGTAGAATTCGAGGCATACAATGCATTAGGTTATGTGCCGATTACTGGGACATTCGATGCCGACCCTGTTGCTAATACTACGATTGCTGGTGTTATCAGTGATGTATTTGTTGAAAACCCAGATATTAACTTCGGGTATGTAGAGATCACTGGTAGTTGCGAAGCGGCCCCAGCGGCAGGAGACCAAACAATCCAAGTCTTTTCATCTGCGTTGTTAGATAATCCTAGCTATCATGAAAGTGGTTATTTTATAGGACAGACTCTCAAGGCTGCCAAGGCTTCTACTACAACATATTACTATACCATCACAAATTATACATATTTCGAAGGCCGAGGCTATTTTACTGTTGAAGGCAACCCTTCAAACCAAGTACAAAAAGACGCTTCAATTTCAATTACCCCTAGAGTTAAAATCGAAGGTGATGGATCTGGTGCACAAGCTGTGGCTTCCATTCTAAACGGTCGAATAAATACTATAGATATGATAGATGAAGGTACTGGTTACAATAATTCTACCGCTACCATAATCGATCCTTTGTTTGACTTTAATCCAGAAGATACTACTACAGTTGATATTAGAGCTTTAGTCAGACCTGTTATCTCACCAGATGGAAATCATGGTTATAATCTGCTTGATGAATTAAAATGTAAGCACATTATGCTTTATGGTTATATCACAGGAGATGATAATTTACAAATTGGCGATACGAATACATATAATGGTGTCGGTATAGTAAAGAATCCATCCTTTACAATTGCAGCGCCGGATGTATTCGACAATAGAATATCAGTTGTTACCGACGATATTGCTTACGTTACTGCTAATACTACACTTATTCAGATAGATAGTGACAATGAAACAATTTTTAGAGGTACAGTACATGAGGTTGACTTGACATCAAATACAGTTTATCTGGCCGAATATGCAGGTAAATATCCAAGTCAACCCGGGCTAAGTGTTTCCATAGATATAACATTGCCCTTCCGAAACGATGCAGGAACAGTTATCACGCCGAATTCTCCGGCAGGATCTAATATAACTATACCAGAATATGTTCAGAGATCTGGTGAAGTTTACTTTATGGAAGATTTTTTCCCATTAGAACGAAACGAATTATCTAGAGAAGAATTTAAGATAGTATTAGAATTTTAAAGGACCAGATTAATGCCTATTAATACAAACCTGAATACTGCACCGTATTTCGATGATTATGATCTAACCGATCAATATTATCGAGTACTTTTTAAGCCGGGATATGCAGTTCAAGCAAGAGAACTCACTCAGCTTCAGACAATATTACAAAATCAAGTAGAGCAATTTGGGGATAACATCTTCAAAGAAGGCAGTATTGTAAAAGGGTGCAACTTTACTCGTATCAATGCTTTGAAATTTGTAAAGGTTGACAGTGCAGACGATTTCAATCCTAGTAAGTACATTCCAAAACAAGCCACAGAAGTAATCAATGGGGTTGACACCTTAATTGATTATGTTTATGAGCTTGTTGGTGAGGAAACTGGTCTTACTGCTCAGATTATTTCTGCTGCTGATGGTTTTGAATCTCGTCCACCCGATCTAAACACATTCTTTATTCGATACACAAATGAATCTACCATTGCCGTTAACGGCCAATTTACTGCTGGTGAAAATCTCACCATCAATCTCTACAGATATAAAGTAGGTGAGCTTACTGGTGGTGAAACAAACCCACTTACTGGGCCTGTTGAGCAGGATGCAGCCATTGTCAAGAACGTCTACAGTGGTGCATTGACACCAGAAGTCGGTTCATCATACGGCATTGAATCTGCTCCGGGCATTATCTTCCAGAAAGGTCATTTCTTATTTGCAGATGCTCAAACCCTAATCGTATCAAAATATTCAGATTTGCCTGATCAGGTCTCTGTCGGTTACAGGATTCGTGAACGTCTAATAAATTCTAGACAAGATGCTAATCTATATGATAATGCAAACGGATCTAATAATGATAACGCGCCAGGTGCCGACCGACTAAAACTGATTCCAGAATTAGTTGCTTTGTCTGAATCGGTTGCTGCAGCAGATGCAACATTCTTCTCACTAGTTCGATATTCGGCCGGTAATGCTGTCTCCCTTCGTGATGTTTCTCAATATAATGTTATCGGCGAAGAAATGGCCCGAAGAACATATGAAGAATCTGGGAACTATATCCTTAAAGATTTTAAATTAAAAGCTGAACGTAAAGAGAACACAGCAAATACAAGTATCGAAGAGTTAAGAGTAACATTGGGAACTGGCACTGGATATGTAAAAGGATTCAGAGTAGAAACAAAAGGTGAAGAATCTTTTGTGATCGATGATATTTTAACCACTGATATATTACAAAACCAACCAGTGTCATTCAATTATGGTGGCTGGTATAAGTGTACATTCCAAGGTCGTCCTCTTATTACTATGGGGCAACTTGTCACTCTTAGAAACGTCTCAAATGCTAACATAGGTCAAGCATACATCACCAATGTGGTTGGAAACTCTACGTTTGGCAAAGTATTCTTGACTGGGATTAGTATGTCTTCTGGTAAAGTCACTGATGTAGAAAATATTCTACTGTCTGGTGGGCTTGGGGAGATTACTATAGACCCTACTATCGGCTTTGTTGCTCAAGAACATCAAAGATCTGAACTTGTATTCGATAGTGGTTTGATGAGTTGTAAAGAAACTACAGATACAACAGTGGCAGCAAGAATCAAATCAACTGTTGCGGCAGTCGAGGCTTCTACTGGAAGTTTTACTCTCACTGCAACAGGGAGTGATAATTTTGCAGGTGCTAATGCAGCTTCAGAGATCCTTGTTGTCGGTACCAACTCAGTTGTTTATAATGTGAATTCCATAACCGTCACAAATGGCGGTAGTGAATTGAACATTGTATTGGCTACACCATCTGCAGGTGATGTTGATGTTTACTATAACAAAAACCTAAACCTTACCTCTAGTGGTCCTTATAATAAACAAGAACGAACTACTTGGATTGCAACAACATTCAATGGCACTAAGAACAGATACAGTCTAGGATTGCCTGACTGTTATGAGTTAATAGAAGTTCTCGATGCCGCTGGTGATGATTATACGAAGAGTTTCCAATTGATGTCAAATCAATTAGACACATTCTATGATCACTCGTTCATTGAATATATTGCTGGTCGACCAAAGCCTGCAAACGGCGTAATCACTATTAAGTTTAAAGTATTCCAAATCAATGCTGCGACTGGAGAGTACTTCTTTACCATTAACAGTTATCCTGCCGCGATGGATTCTAATGAGATTCCTACGTTCACGGCATCATCTGGTAAGAGATACAATCTTCGTGAATGTTTTGATTTCAGACCTTATCAAGATAAATCTGCATCTGTAGAATACAATACGGCAAGCGCTGCTGCTGCAGTCAGTGCTGGTGTCTATGATGCCACGGTCGGTTCTCTCGGTGAATACGGACCTTTCGCCGATTACGGTGATCCAATCATTCCTGCATACAAAGGATTTGCTACAACCGATATAGAGCACTATTTGTCTCGTGTCGATTTAGTTGTTATTGATTCTTATGGCGTTCCTCAATTAATTAAAGGTGAAGAAGAGAGATTTGCAACTGCTCCGAAGGCAGGGCCCGAATCATTAGTCATAGGTGAGATTACAGTGCCCGGTGTTCCTGCTCTTACCATGCAAGAAGCCAATTCAATTGGCAAAAGAGATTATGCTATCAAGGCCAAAGCCAAAGGAATTACTAATTACACCATGAAAGATCTGCATTCCTTAGAGAAGAAGATCGATAACATGGCTTATTATATCTCTTTAAATCAATTGGAATCGGACACTGTAAATCTCACTGTTCGAGATGCTAGTGGGCTGACAAGATTCAAGAATGGTTTCGTAGCAGATCCAATGAATGATCTAGGCATTGCCGATATCAAAAATCCAGAATTCGATGCCGCGATCAAATTCAAACAGAAAATATTAACACCGTCTGTCAAGCAATTCTCATTAGACTTGATCTATGCAGCTGGGACGAATACACAGGTATATCCAAGTATTACTTTGCCTAAAGTAGGATCTTTAGGTAAGAACGCAGATATCTCACTTCTCAACCAGCCTTATGCTACAGCGTTTAGAAATTGTGTCAGTAACTTCTATAACTTTGCTGGTCGTGGCCAATTGTCACCTCCTTATGATGCAAACTATGACACTGTGACTAATCCTGTTCAGATTGAAATTGATGTTGATTTCCCAGTTCAAGAAATTATTGATAACATACAACAAATTCAACCTTTGACAGACACTGAGGTTTCTACTTCTGGTGTCAATGCTGTTACTGGTGGTGGAACAGAGAGTACGACAACAAGATCCTTAGAATTAGTCGGCAATACCACTACAAAAGAATCTCAATATGTCGGCGACTTTGTAACCAATCAAGAATTCGAACCTTTCATGGCCGGAAGAGATATCAAGATCTATATGGTCGGTCTGCGTCCTAGCGCTAGGCATTACTTCTTCTTTGATAAAGTCAAAGTCGATTCATATATTGTGCCTGGTTCTCTCGATGCTGACAGTGCAGAAGCAGTCAGAAGGTCTGGATCTCTTGGTGGTGCTGTCACTGCAGATGCTAATGGTGTTCTCCGGGCCGTGTTTACTCTTCCACCCGAAACCTTCTTTGTCGGTGATAGAATATTAGAAATCAGTGATGTTGATACATATTCATCTATTGAATCCGGTAGTACATCTGGTGGATTTGCTACATATAGAGCATACAATTTCTCTGTTGAAAAATCTGCATTGACTACTACGACTACAACAAGAACTCCAGATTTCGAAATATCAGAGACCACGACAACTAGGAATTTGCCAAATCGGCCTGCTCCTGCACCTCGGCCGGTCTTCCCTGTGTTCCGTAGAGGCGATCCCTTAGCGCAGACATTCTTTATTAAGGGTGGTATGGGCCAAGGCTCAGACAGCGTCTATGTGTCTAAGATTGATGTGTTCTTCAAGCGTAAGAGTAATACAAATGGTGTTACTGTAATGCTTCGAGAGGTATTCAATGGTTATCCTGCTCCTGAAGTTTTACCTTTTTCTTCCATTCATCTCAAGGCTTCTGAAGTCAATGTATCGGATGATGCTTCTGCTGTTACTACCGTGATCTTTGAAGGTCCGGTTCGATTAGACACAGAAAAAGAATATTGTGTTGTTGTCATGCCAGATGCAAATGATCCGGGCTACTTAATATTCACTTCTAAGGTAGGTGGAACAGATTTGTCACCCGGTTTGACTCAAGGTCAATCTGTTGTACAAGACTGGGGTGACGGCATTTTATTCACGTCTACCAACAATCGTGCTTGGAAATCATATCAAGACGAAGATATCAAGTTTAACTTATATCGTAGTAACTTTGACCAATCTGCTGGTACTATTACGATGACAAATAACAACCATGAATTCCTTACTGTCAACACGATCACCGGTGCATTCAACCAAGGCGAAGAAATTTATCAAATCAAGTCCAGAAGTGGAGCCACTGCTCAATCTGTGAGCATTTTGGAAGGGACTAATCTTATCACTGGCAATGCCCTCGATGATACTTATGCGGCAGGAGATTCTATTATATTAGTGAAAAACGGGCTGAGAGACATCTTTAAAATTGTCTCGATGAATTCTTCGACAGAAATGACAGTCGACCATCAATCTAGTCGAACAATAACAAATGGTAACGGAAACCCTGTTATGGTTGGAAATCTTTGTTACTATGACCCTAGAAACGTTCGAGAAATGTATCTAGAGGGCAGTAACGCTACATCTACTAGGACATTTGTTGCCGGTGCAGCAGCTGCAGATAAGATTTATGGCATGGACAGTGAATCTGAGGCAAATATTGTTTCCATCGATAATGTCGAATTGAGCTATGTGTTACCATTTATATCTCGATCCAATGATTCAAAAACAAAGACCACTATTACAGGTGAGTTTGTCGATCCATTAGATACCAATACGACTACTGTTATTCCAATGAAATTTAATGACCAAAACAATTTCAATAAGGCAGGATGTCTATTGTATAGTCATTCGAATAACGCAAACAAGTCGAAGAAATTTGAAATAACAGTCAATATGGTTAACTCCGGTAATGTGACATCCACCCCGATGATCGATATCGAAGTTTCGAAATTGATGGCCAACGTCTATAACGTCACAGACGATCAAGATACTACTTCAAAATATGTATCTAAGACTATTGAACTAGCCGATGATTTCGACGCTGAGGACTTCCAAGTATTACTCACTGGATATCGACCAGAAGGGACTGATATTAGGGTATATTTCAGAGGACAAAATCCTGCTGATCAAACTCCTTTCACCAATTTGACTTGGGTGGAAATGGAATTGCTTGAAGGTCAGGGCGTCTTCTCTTCCACAGGAAACCAAAGGGATTATAGAGAATTCAAGTTTGGCATTCCATCCTCAGAAATTGGATCAGAGGGATTTCAATATACCAGCCCTGTCGGCACCTTCGACACGTTCAGGAGGTTCTCTGTTAAAATTGTAATGTCATCTGCAAGAAAGGGCTTAGTGCCAACAGTGAAGGATTATCGAGGGATTGCTATATCATGATGCGCCGAGATCAAACTGGTAAAGCTATTATTAACACCGACATTGAAGCTTTAAATAAATATAAACAAGAAAGAACATATTATAGAAAAGTGGATTCACTTTACTTAGATGTTTTGGAAATAAAAAAGAGTATACTTTCCATTAGTGAACGCATATCAAGATTAGAATCGGATAATAAAAATGGCTAGAAACGTATCAAGCATAAACACTTCTCAGACTTTTCAAGATTGGCTGACCAAGACTAATGATTTAGCAGCACTTTTTGCTCAGACTGTTACCGCATCTGCTGGAGGAGACACTACTACCGGCAGCGCTACCTTGACTGGAGCTTTTACTGCTGGAGGCGACCTTACTGCTGCCGGTTCAGTTAAAGCAGACACAATAGAATCTAACGCTGCAGGTGCAATCAGCATAACTGATGCTATAACAGTTAACTCGGGATCTGCAACTACTGCTACATTCACTTTTGCTGGCGATGGTGGCCAGACACGATATACCAACGGCACATTGTCTTGGGATGTGGGGATGGAAAATGGCAGTGAGTTTGTTTTAAATACTGGTGGTGGAACTCCAGAATTTAAACTCACCCCAGCAGGTGCCTTGGAAACGGTCAATGTGGCTGTTACTGAAGCGGTTAGTGCGGAGAGTATGTCTGCCAATACTGCCACATTCAATACAGCAACTATCACAACGATCACTGGTCTCGACACAGACGCAGTAGGTGAAGGGTCTACAAATCTATATTACACTAATGCTAGAGTCGGTGCTCAGATTGTTGCTGGTGCTGGTATCGATAAAACAACAGTTCAAACCGATAAGGTAAGTATTGCGGTTGACTACACTGAAGTCGCTTCAGGCATCGGTCTGGCTAATTACTTGCCCCTTGCTGGTGGTGCATTAACAGGTACTCTAGGCACGGAAGTGATAACGATTGCTAACGAAGTTGCTACTGCAGGATTTGACCCTGCTGGCTTAGGGTTTAAGTTTGATACGTTTATTGAAGGATCTGGCCAGTTTTCAGAAAGTAAGTTAGAAATAACCGGTCACCGTGGCCCTTCTGGCAACATAGGCGCTGCAGTGTGGACAAAGTGTCTAGATGTCGGCATTAACAGTATGAAGTATTACGGGTTGAGCTTCAGAAATGTGGGAACGAATTACGTCGAAGGCAATTCTTTTGTCGGAACGGACGGTAGTGCTAAATATCTAAGAGTATACGGAGACATTCAAGCTTATAATGGATCTGATCCGACCGTTTTGATAGATGGATCTGCCGGAACAATTGTAGCAGAAGGTGACATTACAGCATATGGTAGTGCGTCAGATATTAGACTAAAAGAAAATATTCAAATTATTCCAGATGCTTTAAACAAAGTATCTCGTCTTAATGGTTATACTTTTAATTATAAAGACAAACCGACCGAGCCAATGACAGGTATTATTGCTCAAGAGATCGAGTCTGTACTGCCCGGCGTAGTCTATAACGTCGATGATGAAGATAAAGGATCATATAAAGCCGTCCGGTATGGCAACGTAGTGGGGCTCTTGATTGAGGCAATCAAAGAATTGCAAGAAAAAGTAAATGAATTAGAGAATAGATAATATTCTTTTTGTGTAGTGGTCTTATAAATACAAATTAAAAGGGTAAAGTCTATATGGCTAAGATTTCAGAGTTAGGTCCAATTACAGGGGCGAATACCCGCCCAGAAGACCTCTTCGTCATAGTTAATCTCGTCCAAGGTGATGACGGTACAAAGAACATAAGCCGAAAGGAACTTGTTCAGGCAATCCAGTACGAAATTTTTGATCGAATCACAATCACTGGTGGATCTATATCCGGTGTGACGATGTTCGACTCCCTTATCCGTAATGTAGTCATCGATGACTCGGATATGGAAGACAGCGTAATTATTCGAACTGAATTTTCTGATGGCATTCTTCGGGATTCATTTGCCGCGCGCCTAGACATACAAGATTCTACTTTCAATAACGGTGAACTTACTAATTCCACCGGCGCTAACTTAACAATTACGGATTCCACCTTTACAGATGGTGGGATTTTTGATAGCACTGGCAACAATCTTATCATCACAAATTCAGAATTCAATGATGGTACTGCTAATAATGTCGTTATAACTGATTCATTCATCTATGAGTCTTTATTCTCTAATGGAGATGTCCAAGATTCTAACGCAAACAATATCGTTATCACTGACTCCACGTTCACTGATGGTGGGATTTTCGACTCCACTGCAAACAATGTCACAATTACTGATTCTACTTTCACCGATGGTGGGATTTTCGATTCGACTGCTAACAATGTAACGATAACAGATTCTACCTTTACGGATGGTGGGATTTTCGATTCGACTGCCAATAACGTCACAATTACTGATTCTACCTTTACGGATGGTGGGATTTTTGACTCCACGGCCAACAATGTAACAATAACTGACTCGACATTCACAGACGGTGGGATATTTGATTCCACTGCAAACAATGTTACTATCACAAATTCTACTTTTACTGATGGAGAAATTTTCGACTCTACCGGTAATAACATGGTCATCACAAACTCTGAGTTTAATGATGGCACTGGCAATAACAATATATTCGATTCCTCTCAGTTCAATAACGGTACTGCTAATAATGTCGTTATAACTGATTCGCAGTTTAATGATGGCGACATAGATAATAGTATATTTGTCAACGGCAATCTGAATGATTCTGATGCTGACAACCTTACTATTGTCAATTCAGATTTTTCTAACGGGACTGGTGCTAATAATCTATTCACTGATACTACACTCGATGATAGCTTAGTTCAAGATTCGGAAATTGTCAGGACTGACTTCAGAGACGGCACAATCTCTAACACGATTATCTCAGATTCTACCATCTTTGATACGGATGCTACTAACCTGACAATGGTTCAATCTGCCTTTGCAAATGGCTCTATTGATGATTCGACATTAACCGGGTCACGAGTCATCGAAGGTGAATTAGAAAACTTCGAAATGGATTTGGATGAAGTCTTTGATCCAAACATCGATGAAGAGTCTTGGTTCGCATTAAAGAATAATAAAACTGGTAAAACGGAACGAATCACATACGCACAATTCTATGATGAATTGGGCAAGACTGTTAAACAGGCTCTAAAAATCCACGTTGATGTAAGTCAAGGACGAGATGAGTGGCCTGGATCTATGCTGCAACCTGTCAAAACTCTTGAAAGAGCATGTGAACTTGCTCTTGTGAAAGCAGGCGGGCTCTACGACAGAAATGATGTCAACAACGCTGTACACATCTCTGTAGGCCCTGGCACATATTACACCAAGGGAAACCTTAAACTCCCAGATGACTGCTCTGCAACATCAACAGCCGGACAGTATGCGACCGTCGTTGAAGCATTGCCTGGATACGAAAACAATAACTGTTGGTTAGTCGGCTCTGGTGGATATCTGCAGGGGTTCTCATACACTAACTGGAAGGTCGATAACTTTGACTTCCCAGAAGGTGGATTTGCCGTTGCTTATCGACCAGGTGCAAAACTAAGACGATCACCTTATTTGAGGGACTCATCTCAGCTATCTAACTTCTTACGTGCTGATGTAGAACCACCTCTCAACCCCTTCAATTCTAAGGGAACTATTGCTGACCTTGGCCGTGAAATATTCTTACAGCCCACATACACCGGTAACTGGAATGAAGGTGATTCGGTCAAATTCTCAAGCGGTGCTAGAGGATATATTTCTTGGGATCAAGATTTAGTCTCGAATCGAATTTATGTCCGAAACTTAAAAAATGGTGTCGGGTTTGCTGTTGGTGACACTGTCACTTGTGAATCAGGCGGTATCGGTATAGTAAGTGAAATTGGTATCGATGACTTCCCCAACCCACTCGTTGGTCGAGGCGGTGGTTGTGTACTTGCGGATCGACGTGTACTTGATCCAGATTCATTATACACATATGTACTCTGTTTTGGTTTCACGCCTAGAACACAGAATGGTATAGGATATGTTGCACGAGATGGTGCGGGTATTAACGGTATTGGTTCATTGTCAATCTTCACACGTTGTGCATTCTATGCATTGAATGGTGGTCAGGTCACATTGAACAACTCTGGTTCGCAGTTTGGTGATATCTCGATGAGAGCAAAAGGATTATCAAGATTCTTTCAACCAAGAGACACCACATTTACCACGTTCCAAAATACTGCATTTGCCGATACGTTGACAGATCAAAAAGATGTCATAATTGATGCTATGATTGAACATCTCGAAACTCCGATTCTTGACGGTGGTTTGGGTTATGAAACATACGATTCACAAAAATGTGAGCGAGACAGCGGCATCATCTTAGACGGCATAGGCCTTGATGTTGTAATGGATTCAAACTATTGGGGTCGATTGGCTGGTATTACTTATCGCTCACCAATCTCATATACAGTGATTGGAGATCAGCTAGAAGAAACTGCCGGCGCAGTCCGATACCTACAAGATCGTGTTGAATCATTATTTGATCAACAAGATGCAGCAATCAATACTAGAGCAAATACATCATTCGAATCTACGTTAAACATATTAGAGAATGGCGAAGAATATGCTTCTGCCGTAACTTTTGCAGACACTGGTGTTGAGTCACATAAGACTGCACGTGAATTATTACAAGACAATAAAGCTCTTATCAGTGAAGTCTTTGTTGATTGGATTGATAACAACGATGAATTCTTTGCATATGACAGTATCAAGTGTCGACGTGATACCGAAGAATATATTTTACCTGCTGTTAAATTCGATGCCATGTTGGATACAAACTATAACAGTATCACAGCTGGTAATGCCTATTATATGGCTACTGCCAATAAGGTTATCGAGAAGCAGAGTGAAGAAACAATCGGTGCATACAAGCAGTTAAAAGATATCACCAATGAGCTCGTCGATTCTATCAGCTATCTTGGTTCCGATAGAGTCGGGAAAGGCTTTGACAACATTCTAGGAATTTTAGAAAGAACAGGACAACAATTCACTGCTACCTTTGCCACATATAATCCAGCAACTGGTGAGTTTGTTATCACTATCGAAGATCACGGTCTGCCCGTTGGAACTAGTGTTCTATTGGAACAAGACAGTTTTGTATTCAAGTGTTCTGCTGACAATTATGTTGCTGAAAAGACTCATCCTAACACTAATGATCCTTTCTATAACAAGCCTATCGAGATAGATTCGGTAACTCAAAACACGATCACAATGAATGTTGGTATTTCAACTTCAATCGATGATCACATTTACATGAGATCCTCTACAAATTCTGTTTCTGTTGTTCCTTCTATGATCACATTCAGTGACGATGCTGGTATCTCTGCTGATCGTAGAAATGCTAGAAAGCAACTACAGACCAATAAAGATTATATCCAAGATCATATTGTCGGTTGGATCAATGATAACTACTATGTCTATGACGAAATCAAATGTGCGAGAGACACGAATGACTACATTCTTCCTGCGATCGAACGAGATCTTGCTTTAGGAACAAATTACAATTCAGTCTTTGCTGGTGTGTCATATTACACTGGTATTGCTAGTAAAGTAATCAGTGATCAATTAGAACCTACTGTCGGAGCATGGGGTTACGTTAAGAATCAGGTTGCTGCTTCTATCTCTGGCAACCTCGGTGCAATCTATAGAACAGATGCAGCTGCCGATGAAATAATTGATATTATCACTAATGGAACTGCCGCGGCAGACAACATTGTATGGAGTGATCCTGCTTCTCATCTTGCTTACTTTACACCAACAACTGCCGGATACAATCCAGGCAATGGTCAAAGTACAGTAACCGCTGAAGGCCATGGTCTGACGACAGATGATTGGGTCATGTTTGCTCCTTATTCTTTCGTGTTCACTTGTGACTTAGATTCCAATGCTACACAACATGCGTATCCTCGGGTCGGTGATGCCAACTTCAACACACCGATGCAGATCACAGCAGTAACCACAGACACATTTACTGTGAATGTCGGGACTGGTACTGGTGGTATACACACATTCATATCTGCACAAGATAATGCTGTTATCCATACAAGTCAAAATTCTCAAGGCTACCATGCCAGAATTAACTTGCAGGCAAACAAATCATTCTTGCAACAAGATGTTCTGTCTTTCCTCAATGCTAATTACTTTACATTCGATGGAGCAGCTTGCTCACGTGACACTGGTTTCATCCTAGACGCAGTCAAGCGTGATATCGCGACCGGATCAAATTATCATTCACGATACACTGGGTTGGCTTATCGATCTGGTGCTATTGGTGCTGATATTGTCATCTCGGAACAATTGACCGAGACTGTATCAGCTATCAATTATCTCAAGACTGAGGTTGCTTCTGGTCTATCAGGTGGAGAACTCACTCGATCAAATGCAGCCTTTGCTGAGATTATTGATGTGTTGAATAACGGCATTGGAGCTGCAGATCCTATTGACTTCGGAACATCTACTGCTAGTGCAGCTGCAAACAATTCAAGGATCATTCTACAAGCTAATAGAGCCTTCATCATTGCAGAAGCCCAAGCATACCTTGCGGTTAATTTCCCAAATCATGTCTATGATGTTGCAGCTTGTGAACGAGACACCGGTTTCCTTGTCGACGCAGCATCATGGGATATGCAACACGGTTCTAACATTGCTTCCGGTGAAAATGCTAGTTTTTACTTCGAGAATGCCGTCACTCAATTAGCGGCCAATGAGAAACTCCCGACTGCTACAACATTCGAACATCTTGCAGAAGTTGCATTTCAGATCATTAGAAACAAAACAGTTATTGTCACGACTGGCAACGTCGAAACTCAGGTACAGTCACAACCCGATCTCGGTCTTCCGAATGCTTCTAAAGCTCGTAATCTAATGAACATCACCGCTGATGCTATCCGAGATGATCGAAGATTATTGGTTCCAGAATACGTTGAGCCTGTCGTAGAGTCTGGTTATAGTGATGCCTTGATATGGATCAACGGCCAAAGAACTCGACTCCAAGACGATGTTATAGATGAACACTTGATACCAACATTTAACGGTTTACCATACAGTGCAACTAAATGTGCACGAGATGTTGGGTTTATTCTAGATGCTGTTTCAAAGGATATCGAATACGGCGGAAATGCATCCACACTAGAAACAGTTCGGTTCTACTTCTATGGAGCTTTAGGTGTTGCTCTAGATGATGGGACACCAGTTATAGAACAATTAAATACATTACCAGAGGCGCAAAGAGAGCCTACTAAACTTGCTTTCCAACATCTTGCTGATGTTTCTGAACAAGTTATCAAGAATGTAACTATCACACCTCAGTCTGGTAACATTGTATCTCAGAATACGTCTGGCACTCCAGTCAACAACGCCACAGGAGATGCTGTACATGATCTGATAGATATTATAGGTGTTCAATTAGATGTCTATAAGAACCCTGTACTGCCTACTCAGGTCTCACCTGTTGCAGATCCAAACCAGACCGTGGCTCGTCAAAATCTACAATTGAACAAGTCATTTGTCCAACAAGAAGTGATTAGTTATCTCGACGACAAATACTTCACATACAATTCAACTAAGTGTTCAGGTGATACCGGCACATTGATGGATGCAGTAAAACGTGATGTGTTGACTGGATCGAATTTCAATTCAATATTCAACGGTCTTGCATATCGTGTTGGAACTACTAGTGCTCAACTTGTTGTGTCAGATCAATTAAATGAGACAGTCGCTGCTATCAATTACGTGAAGCAACAGACTGCTTTGAAGGTAACAGACACTTCTGCTAAGACTAGAGTAGAATCTGGCTTCAATGAAATCATCGACATCATGACAAATGGTGCTGGTTCTGCTGATGTGTATAACTGGGGTGATGGTGCATTGAATGCTAATCGTCTTCTAGGTCGTCAGAAGATCCAAGAAAACAAACCATTCTTGGCCGCAGAGATTACCTCCTATCTTGATTCTAACTTTTACACTTATGATGACGCCAAGTGTGAACGTGATGTGGGTCATGTAATAGATGCAGCTGCTCTTGACTTAGTATTAGGAACAAATTATAATTCAGTCTTTGCTGGTCGGGCATATCGATCACCAATTGCTGCAAGTTCGATTACAGACGAACAGCCACAAACACTTGCGGCCTTCAGAAATCTTAAAGAAGAAATTGCTACAGTAATTACTGACGCTCCTTCTCTTGCACGAATTGATGCTTCTATCGACGAGATTAATGATATCCTCGAAAATGACACACCAGATGCTATCGTGTGGACTGACCCCGGTCTTGTCACTGAAAGATTATATGCAAGACAGAATCTCCAGCTTAATAGAGACTTCATCATTGCTGAAATCACGGCCTTCATTGATACTGAACTGCCAGAATATGATGTTGCATTATGCCAGAGAGACATTGGTTATATCCTAGATGCAGTACGAAGAGATTTAATTCTCGGCACAGATCATAGCACGATCACTTCTGGAGATGCATATCTTCGAACTGGATCTTATTACACTCTGAGTCAACAATCAGAATATACGATTGCTGGTATAGAATTTGCTAGAGACTATGTGAAAGGACTTGTCAGTACACCAGATGCACAGATCGATGTATTATTCCAAAGAGTGATTGATGTCCTCAATGGAACTGTGACTGCTTACATTGCACCAACTTATCCGAATCATGGTGGTTCATACGATAACGCAGATCGAACCGCTGCTAAAAATGCTCTGCAAGCTCAACGTGCGGTCATGCAAGCAAGTGTGACTCGATACATTGCAAATCAATATCCGACTTCGGTTTACGATGTTGCAGATTGCGAGAGAGATACCGGTTATATCATCGATGCCGTAACCCACGATATTCTATATGGTGGTAATACTGCCTCTCAGAGAGCAGCGGATGCATACTTCATTGGGACTGTTTCTCAATTAGGCCCTGAAGAGGCAATTCCTACTGCTTCTGCATTCGGTTATCTCAGATCTTTAATGAACACTTTTGTAACTACTGCCACTGAACAAGCCAGAGTCATCAGTCTTGTCGGGATTGTTATTGATGTAATTGAAGCAGGATCCGTTGCTGGTTTACCTGCAGAGGTTGAGCCAGATCTCGCCGGCCTTACTACTACTGACCACGACTTAATTCAGACTAATACGGCCGTTATCAAAGGATTGACTACTGACCACATTACTCAGAACTATCCTGTATATGATGTTGCTAAGTGTGAAAGAGACGTTGGATTTATTGTAGATGGAGCATCTCACGATGTTCAATACGGTGGTAATAGAGCTACTGTTACTTCTGCTCTATTCTATTTCCTAGATGGTGTGAACACATTGCCGATATTGCAGCAGAGAAACACTAGAGCGGCATACGAACATCTAGGTTCAGTAATGTCAAATGTTGCTCAAGAAGTCACTGTCACTCCTTCAACTGGAAACCTTGAAACACAGGTCACACCAGGCAATCCTGCCAGCGCAACAGAAGGAACCGCAATAACTGCTTTAGGAACAATCATCTCAGAAGCGGTCAGTTCAGCCGACACTTCGGGCATCCCTGCAAGAGTAGAACCAGATATTACTTGGGTTGCTACTAATTTCACTGATGCTAGGACGGCGCTGATTGGTGCAACTTCTGCACTTAAAACTGCTACGACACTCTTCTTGAACAACGACTATCATAATGAGCTTTGTGAAAGAGATTTGGGTTACATCATCGATGCAGTACGTCGAGATTTATTAACTGGTTCTGTTCATCATACAGTCACTGCTGCTAATGCTTACCTTCGAAACGCATCTGCTTATGTTACAGGTGGTACGGCAGAATCTACTGTCAAGGTTATCGCATACGCCAGAGATTCTATTGTTGCACTTGCTAATATTACTTCTGATCCCGCTGTAACTGCTCTATTCCAAACTGTAATTGATGTATTGGAAGGAACAACGACAACATTTGGAACTTCAACTTATCCAACTACTGCGGGAACATATCAGACTGCGGCAAGAATTGCTGCCACTCAGGCAATTCAGTCAAATATGGCCACCATACTTGCTGATACATCTGCTTATATCCAAGTCACTTATCCAAACATCTACTATGATAATGTTAAGTGTGAAAGAGATGTTGGTTACATCATCGACGCAGTTCGCAGAGATCTTGTCCTTGGCACCAACCACAACACGGTCACGTCTGCAAATGCATACCTCAGGCCAACAAGTGGTTATCCTTCAAATGGACAGAATACTGCTACTACGGCCGCAGTTGAATTTGCAAGAAACAAATTAACAAGGTTGCCTGCAGTAGAGAGTATCGGTGAAATCAACGGCTTGTTTGATCGAGTCCTCGATGTCTTAAATGGTTCGGTCACAACTCTTGCCGAATCATTCTTCCCAACAACGGAAGGTTCGACATATCAAGTTGCACTGGACAGAGAATTGGGTGCTGCTAGACTCCAAGCTAATAAACTTCAATTTCAAACTGAACTTACTGCTTGGATTGCTTCTCAAGTATCAGGCAACATTGCTCCATTTACTACTGGCTTCGTCTATGATGGTGCTAAGTGTGAAAGAGATGTCGGCTTCATTGTAGATGCTATGACACACGATATCAAATATGGTGGGAACAGCTCAACATTGCAATCTGCGATCGCTTATGTGATGAATGCTGTTCTTCTCACAGAACAGGCAGAAACTGCAGCTGCATTCGAACAACTTAAATCAATCATTGCGGCATATACCACTGGATTGGATACTAATATTATTAATAGTGTAATCTCTTTATTAGATATCGTTATTAATGTTATCAATGCAGGAAATATTTCAGGAATCCCTGCTGAAGTGGATATCGATACGACTGGTCTTGATGTTACTGAATTCGATCAGATTACTGGAAGTAGGGCATCCATTATATCAGATACAGTTGCATATGTCAACACTAATTATCCGACTTATAATGTTGCTGATTGTGAAAGAGACACAGAGTTTGTCCTTGATGCCGTTTCATTCGATATGAAGTACGGTGGTAATAGTGCAACTCGAATCGCCGCTATTGCTTATTTCGACAAATCAACATCACAACTTGCTGACGCAAACGAGACCACTGCCGCAATTGGTGCTTACATTGAATTGAAAGATTTGGTGACAGCACAAATCAATGGTGCGATCGGAACTACTGCTGCCGAAGAAACAAGAGCACAAGACCTGATCGATAT